AAGATTGGGAAATTGTGAACTTTCCGGCCCTTGCGGAACCTAACGACATCTTGCAAAGAAAAGAGGGCCTGGCATTGTGGCCGGAAAGATTTCCTGAACCTGTTTTGCTCGACACCAAGAAGAAAGTCGGTTCACGCGTGTGGAATGCGCTTTATCAACAGCATCCCATGGACGCCGAGTCGCAGAAGTTTAAGCGTGAATGGTTTCAGTGGTATGACAATCTGCCGGTCAACATTATGCGCAAAGGTTCTGGAGTGGACACTGCAACAAGTCTTAGATCGTCAAATGATAATACCGCCCAGGTAGATGTTTACCGTGGGGAAGATAAGTTTCTCTACGCCGACGATTGTTTTTGCGAAAAAATAACGGTAAGCGGGTTTGCTAAACATCTTATCAATCAGCATAAGGCGAAGAAATACCACAAAATTAAACTTGAAAAGAACAATGCCGGTGAGGCGTTTAAACAGCGCATCGATGAGGTTTCCCGGGAAGAGGGAATAAGTGTCCCGGTTGAGTGTGAGCAGACCACCACCGATAAAATGGTCCGCGCGATGGAGTTTCAGCCGCTTGTTGAGAACGGAACGCTTAGGTTTAAACGCGGCAACAAGAAAATAGCCGAGCTTGTCGAACACCTTATCAACTTCGACGGCAACGGCGGCGACGTTGATGATGATATTGATGCTTTAGGATTTGCCATTAAGGCAGCGTTAGGTGGCGAGGAAGCATACGCCGGGACATTAGAACACGATGTTTCTCCCGACTAAGGAGATGATTGATGTTTGGATTTAAGACTATTAATAATCTAAAAAAAGAAAACGCACAGATGCAGGCGTATCTTGACATTCTGGAAGGCAGAATCATTACATCAGTTGAATCCCAGTCTAATAAATACCGCGGCAATGATTACACCAGTTACGACTCAATAGTTACTCAGTTGGATAAAATGTATTCCGGTACCGCCGATTGGGGTAATCTTATTGCCAAGAATATAGTCGACGTCCGGGCTGCGTTTACCGTCGGACAGGGAGTGAAGCCGGTTTACATGGAAGGGTTTAGCGAAAATACCGCTTCCCGGGAAATGGAATTCATCAAGAAGTTCTTAATCGCCAATAATCTGGATAATGAGGTTCCGCAGGACTGGGCGCGGGAAGCTGAGATTGAAGGAAAATTTTGCTGTAAATTAATACCTGATATAGAAAAAAAGCAAATCAAAGTCAGGTATTTGTCATACACCAACAACAAATACAAAGTTATTACTCCAACCGATGATTACGCGATATATGAGCGGGTTGAGTACAACATTAATTCTACTCCGGTGAAGATTGAGGCGAATAACTTTGTTTACAAACGTTTCGGCGGTAGGACGACAAAGGTAAACGAAACCACACCTAAAGCTGGACTGTGTCTCGGGATGATAGAGGGGATAGACAAAGCACTTTGGGATTGGAGGAAAATTAATCATTTATTCTCTTCTCCGACTCCATATTTTGAATGTGAAACACCTGAGCAGGCGGAAAAACTCAATGAGTTATTAGGAAAAATTAATTGGAAGATAGGTAAATATGTTGCTACTACCGGAAAGTTTAGCCTTGTTGAATCTGCCGGCGCAGCCAGGGAATCAATCGAGAATGAAATCATTACCCGGGCAAAGATGATCTCTGGAATTGTTGGTCTGCCGGTTCATTTCCTTGGCCTTCCGGATTTGATGAGCAATAGGTCAACATCTACAGATTTATTTGAGTTGATCAACGCTTCAACATCCAAAGAACGGACTGTTTGGATCGGAGGATATGAAGAGTTGTTCCAGAAGGTGCTTCTAATGGCTAACGCGGTATTTAATATGGGATTTAATCCTAATGCCATAGGCGCGGAGATTCCATTTGTTTCGGAACAAAAAATGAAACAGATCGTAGATATATGGCTGCCTCTCTATACCGCACGGGCGATTGATCTGGATACGCTCTTAAATAAAATTCCTGATGTAGACGCTGAAACAGTGAAAGAGAATTTGGTAGACGCAGCAGCCGGAGAGATGGAAAAAGCAAAGATGCAGCTTGAGCAGTTAAAAGCGGAACAAGGAGCGGCGGTATGAAACAGCTAATCCAGGCGCAGATACAAAATTTCTCTCAAGAAGAGATAAAAGACATGATCCCGGAAGATACTCTTGTCCGTATCAAGAGCAAGGATCCTAATCCAGTATTCAAAGCTTATTGTGTGGGGCATGAGGGTGATTGTGAAGCCAATATGGTCGGTAAAGGGCATACGGTGTTTAAATATCTTCAGGACGCGGTTATCAAACTTTCCGACAAGCTGAGATTCGGGACAAAGATATTTCAGGGGCATAACAAAGACGATAATTCGCACGACGGCCGCGTTTCTATCGGCGAATTGGTGGGTAAGACATTAAAAGATATCGGCGGGAAATTGTCGTCGATAGTCGCTTTATATATCAAACCAGAATACAGGAATTTACCATTAGATGTGGCATCAATTGAATCAGACATTGAATTCACAAAGGAGGGTGATGAAGTAAAAGTTGAAGAGGTAACAAATGTTAGCGGCATTGCATTAGGCAATTCCGCGGTAAACCGGCCCGGATTTCCAGGGGCCACATTGCTGGGCGCTATGCAGGCGTTCGGCGGTAAACAAGGAGAAGGCAAAGTGACTAAAGAAGAAATTATTGCAGCAGTCAAAGCCGGTAACATCAAACCTTCGGATATTTACACAAAAGAAGAATTGGTATCCGATAAGGTGGTAAGTGAGCACGTAAAGGCCGAGAAGACTTACGAGTATGAATATGGCAAGCGCATAAAAGAGCAGCTCGAAGACCTGCGCAAAACCCGGGAAACCGAGATCAAGGAAAAGGACGGCAAGATCGCCGAACTTTCTTCGCAGATTATCGTCGGGAAGGCTGAAGGGGTATTCAAAACATTGGCCACTGAACGCAAGGTCGACGAGAAGGCGCTTTCGTTTATGAACCGCAATTTCAAAGGGTTCAAAAGCGAGGCTAAGGATGAATCCGCGCTAAAGACAGACGTCAACAAGTTCATCGACGCCCAGCTTGCCGAATACGCGGAAACCGCAAAACTTTTCGGGGTAACGCCGGCAGCAGGGAACAATAATCCGTCCGCTGCGTCAGGAACGGGAACGCCTCCAGGTGATCGTCAGGGCGATTCGGACAACCTGGAAGATCCTAAAAACAACGATTTTATACCGGCATAGCCGGTCAATAGGAGGAAGCATGAGTTTATCAGTACCATTTTTTAGAGCGCCGATAGATTCTTCTATCGTGGTTGTTACGCCCGGAGGAGCCTACACCGCCGGTCAGGTCACCAAGGTTGAAGATGTAGTTGGAATAATTGTGGAAGCGGCAGTATCCGGGGCAGATGCTGTACTGGTGACAAGATGTACAAACGCGTATGTTCCGAAAGACACTACCACCGGAAATACTTTTGCTGCGGGAGACAAAGTGTATTACTCCGCAGGAAAAATGTACAACGCGGCAAATAAACCGACAGGCGCGGTTCTCTGCGGAGTTGCGCGTAATGCGTATGTCGCTTCCGATACATATATGGAGGTCGACTTCGATGGAAAACTTGGAATAGTATCTTAAGAGATATTATCCAGATTAAGTAAATATATTAAAACATAAGTTTTACAAATCAAGGAGGAAAATAGTGAAATTTAAAGGAAAAATTATCAACGACTGGGGAGCGGTGGATTTCTCGAAGGCGGAACACGTCGCGAAGTTCAAAGCGGCGATGAACGCCTTTTTCCGTGCCCCGGAAAAAAATCCAGTTTTAAAAGCCGCGATGCAGGCTTTCGCTACCAAGGGCGATTTTCCTGCCGAGGTGTTGCAGGTGTTGCAGAAGTTTAACGTCAGCACTGACTATGACCTGGGATACGAGTCATTGTTCGACATTAGGGATTTCTCCGGAACAAACCAGTCCGGATTCGAGATTCTGGATGTTGAAAATGGACTTGCTTTTTCTAAGGTTAAAGTTGGCGAAAAGATCAAGGTATACAAAATAGGCGGCAGCAAAGCTACCGTCAGTTTTGACCTTTACGGCGGTGCGCTCGGTTGGAGCAGGACTTTATTTGACGATCAGCAGTATTGGACAATGGAAGATACTGCTGTGGCTTTCCGAAACAAAGCCTATTCTTCCCGCGCCCAGGCATTTTATACTTTGCTTGATGCCGTTTCGTCTTCACAAAATCTCGCCTGGCAGGCGGTCACCCCTTCCGGTGTGGCTAATACCGACAAGGACTATGAAGCGATACGCGACATCAACACCATCAACAAAGCTTGCGAAACCATCTTATTGGCCTGCAAGGACAAAGGCTATGGCGTCACTCCGAATAGCCAGTTTGTTGTTTCTGCTCCGATACAACTCAAGGGCAGAATTCTGCGCGCATTAGCAATAATGCAGCAGGCGTTCCAGGGTAGCGAGAAACGCAGCGTATATAACGTAGTGCCGCAGTTTACAATGATGCAGTCTGCGACGGATAAATATTATGTCGTGCTTCCTAAAGCTAAAATGAAGGGTGGCTATAGGATGGATCTGACTTTGTACAGTGATTTTGATATCTTGTCCTATATGGATACTGTTGCCGGTTATATGAGATATGGCGGTGGTATTGGAGATATCAACCAAATTCAGCGTTGCGCAACATCGTAAAAGCAATTGGATAGTCATTACGGCAGAGGGGAGGATCGCTCCCACCCTCTGCCGGTTTTAAACCCGGGGGAGAAATGAACCAGAAACAGGCGAAGAAAATACGCAGGGAGACAAGAAAACTCAGCAATGCGATAGCCGTTGACTTTAAGGCTTGGGTCATGTCGCTTGGTTTTTGGCGCAGATTGCAGCTGGCTTACAAGATAGCCGCGGGGAGGAAGTGGTAATGTTGACGATGTCTGATTTACCGAGAAAGAAACCCCAGGAAGATCTAGTATCACCTGCACCTAAATATTTGCATGATGTAATTCAGGACGGAGTCTGGGCCGGTAAGCGGTGTTTTATCGTCGGAGGTGGAGAAAGTCTTAAAGACTTCGATTATTCGCAGCTTGAAGGTGAGCTGATCATCGGTGTCAATCGTGCGTTTGAGAAGATTGACCCGTCAATAATTATTTTTGCAGACAGCCGTTTATGGGGATGGATTGAGAACGGATCATTGGGCCCGGAAGCGCAGAAGAAATTCAAGGATACAAAATCCTTAAAGGTGGCGGTTGAGGCGAATATTTTCCCTTATCCGCAAGAGGTATTAAGGCTTAAGGAATATAAAGGATTGCTTTCCGAAAGTATTATTCACGGGGTTGCGCTGGGCGGGAACAGCGGTTTTGCGGCGGTAAACCTTGCTTTATGTCTTGGAGCCGATGAGATATACCTTCTCGGCTTTGATATGCACGGCAAGGCCGGTAAACAAGTTTGGTGGCACGAGGGATATCCGGAAGTACAAGAAGATTGCGTTTATCAGGGGTATATAGATAAATTCAACGAAGCGGCCGGCGAAATGAGATCTCGTGCGCGAATAGTGAACCTTAATCGGAATAGCGCGCTGAAATGTTTTGAGTTCGGAGATTTTCCAAAAGACAACATTTGGTTTAACGGGTATTACGGGTTAGGGGATAACATTTACGAACGTCCGTTTGTTCTTGACGCTGTAAAAAGATATAACAAGGTTTTTCTTACGACACCGTTCCCGGAGTTATATCATAAAATAGATAATCTGTTTTTCATTAAGCCGCAGACAGAACTGAAGACACAAAAGCGTAACATTGAAGCGCAGCCGAATAGTATTTGGAGCGAACTGTCTGGGAAATGCGTTATGAAGCATTTTGATTATCACCGAGGAAGGATACAGAGAGGTCTTAATATCGCCCAGGGGTTTGAAGATTCAGTCGGCAAGGTCAAGGAATATGATTTTTCAATGCCGGTGAAGCCTGACTGGGTAAATAAAGCAAAAGCTATACTGTCCGGGATAAAGACCGATAAGAAAATCTGTATCATTAAATACCCTACCGTGCGCGCGGAATGGTGCAACCCGGCGCGCAACCCTAAGATTGAATACCTGCAACTGTTGATTGATAAATATCGTGATGAGTATTTCTATATCTCGGTGGCCGATGCCCGCTCCGGTGAAGAATGGCTCGACGGAGAATTAACCGGGATAGACCTTCAGTTAAACAACGGTGAAACCGACGTGTTTACTACTTTCGGCTTGTGCGCTTTGTCCGATATGGTCATCGGATTCCCGTCATATTTTCTGCCGTTATGCCTTTCCCTGAAAAAGAAATTTTTTTGTTTATACGGAGGAAGCATAAAACCGGAATTGCTCACTGATGCGAAGATGGGTATTGAGATATACGGATATGCTGCTCCAGATCCATTTTGTAACTGCATAAGCAATACTCATCAGTGCAATAAAGAGATTCCGGAGACAAAGATTATTGAAAACTTTGAGGAATTACGCGCGCGCAAGAAGAAACTCCTGCTTGTGCGGATGCAGCCTAAAAACGCGGTTAAGATCCTAAACAACCGGTTCATCTCGGAATATTACGACGTCTACACTCTCGGCAGCTCTGAGTATGTGGAAACATACAAGTTTCAAGGCGGATACAAAGGAAATTTTGCTTATGGTATCGACGACATGGAGAATGTCATATCCGGGATGGATTTAGTAGTTATCGCGCAAAAACTCTGCCCGGCTTCTGAAGATGCCGCGGCGCTATGCAGGAGACACAGTATTCGGTATCTCTGGGCCGAAGCGTTCTTTGATAACCGGATGGTATTCGATTATTCCGGATTGCAGTACTGTCCGGAGAACGAGATTAACCAGTTCGTCGGAAAAACTCCTTATGGAGAGATTAGGCTCCCCGAGAACACGCGCGAAGCGCAACCGAAAACAATTAGCGACGGAGATTTGTTCCATAAATACGGGTTAAGAAAAGATGATAAACATATCGTCATCTTCGGGCAGACTGTTTTTGATATGTCTCTTCAACATAGCATCAATCCCAAAATAAAGGATTTCCGGGATTACATTGATTTGATTGCAAGCAGTAATCCGGATGTTACGTTTATTTATAAAGACCATCCATTATATAAAACAGCTTTCAAAGATCGTCAAGATACCGCTTTTGTGCGTGGGTATAAAAATTTGGTTGTTGTCGATGAGAGCATAGACACGTTGTTTAATGTATTTGAGTGTTTCACTTCGTTTTCTTCGACGACGATATTCGAAGGAGTTATTCGGAAAAAGAAATTCGCAACCTGCGGATTACATTTCTGCGACAACGATAAACTTGTCCTAAGGCTAAGCGGAGACGTCGACAACCTATACTTACGCATAAAATCATTCAATATCGACGAGAATATCGCTTTGCAGTGTGCCGGATTTATCTGCAACCAGTACGCCATAGATTTATCAAGCAGACAATTGTTTCATAAATTCACTATGCGGCCAGAGGAATATTACGATTACAACTGGAGTGATTATAGATGGACTCTGTAATAAAGCAAATAATGGAGAATGAACTAATCTGGATTCCGGAGAAAGGTGTCGGATATTATCCGGTAAAGGGAAACCCGTACGACGAGCAGTATTTCTCTAAATATTCCGGATACAAGCATACGGAAATGGGTGAAAAAATCACAAAGTTCCGGGTTGACTTGGTGAACCGATATTGCCGGGGGAAAGTATTGGATATCGGTATCGGTTGCGGAGCGTTCATTGAGGCGCGCGGCAACGCATTGGGGTATGACATCAATCCCGCCGCGACCGGTTGGCTGAGGAATAACGGATTGTTTTTTGATCCATACAATAACGACATCGATGCAGAAGGCATAACTTTCTTCGACAGTTTAGAACACATTCGATACCCGAGTATCTTGCTTCAAAAGATTAAAGGTTTTGTGTTTATCTCTATGCCGATATTCAAGGATGGATCGCACGTGATGGCGTCCAGGCATTTTCGCAAGGACGAGCACTATTATTATTTTACCTGTGAAGGATTAATAAATTTTATGCAGTATTTTAACTTTGAGTGTATAGAAATAAATGATAATGAAATGCAATGTAGGAGAGAAGATATTCTAACTTTTGTGTTTAGAAAAAAATGAGTATCAAAATTTTCGAGGACTCACATGTCTACCGCGCCCATCACGGCAATGAAAATATTTATGTGTTCAAAAATGGCGGCCCTCATATTTGGATTAATAACCGTCTCATCACTTTTGATTCTTGGGATTGTGTCGAGCATAGCGATTTTCCGGATTGGATTAAAGAGGCGGTTAGAGAGATAAGGGGAAGGATATGAGATTACTGTTTGCATTACTGATGATGCTGATGTGCGGGAGGGTGTGGGGGGCGGATGAGATATTGAATGCCCGGACATATAATCAAAAAGTTTATGATTTAGGAGCAGGGAAAAAACAGTATAAAATCCATATTGCTCAAATCCATTATAAGGACGGCTTAGATTATAAGGATATTGATACCAGACTTACTCAAGACGCCATTACAAAACAATGGAAAACTACGAAAGCGAGTTATCATCCTATTATCCCGGAATACGCCGACGGTGTTTTTGAATTTTATAATGCGTATGAAGGGGCGAATCATACATTAAAAGCAATTCCTCAATGTAATCACGTTAAAGGAGAGTATTTTGAAAATGCGGATGGGAATTATGTTTTGTATAAAGACGCGTTCGGGGCAGGAATAGATTTAAAGGTTTATGCGTATTGGGCGGGATTAAAAAAAGTTATTATTATCAATCAAAAGCCTGCCGATACCACAAAGGCGCTTACCTTTGATTTTGAATTGATATTACCAGCTCCAAGCAAGGATAAAGTAAAGGATAAAAATAATAATTTATGGGATAAATCTACTAAACTTGATTTTAAATCTAAAAACTTAAAAATAGGAGATGAAGGAAAAGAAAGTTATTTCCGTGATGCGAGGGTTTGGGATAGTGGAGAGTTTAATCAATCGATTGACATAGAGTTATACGCTAAAGATGGAAAAACGTATCTACGCAAAACTATAACCCCTGAAATTTTGACAAAAGCAACATACCCATTATATACAGACCATCCAACGAGTTATTATGCTGGAGCTGGAGACGGACAAGTAGGATACCAATACGTAAGTGTTGATTGGGATTTGGTTCATGATGCCACTAATGGATCGTCCGTTAATTATACCTCAACCTATAGTGCCGTAGGAATAGTAAACTCGGCCGGACCTTTAGATATATATAGAGGATTCTTTCCGATTGATACATCTGGAATTGATGATTCAGCTACAATAACAGAAGCTATTTTTTATGTATATGCTAATAGTAAATTTAATTTTGATAACGATGGTGATGATTGGCAAAATATTGTACATACATCTCAGGCGTCTTATACGGAGTTAGTAACAGAGGATTATGATCAATGTGGTGCTGTAAATAATCCCGAAGAGGGGTGTGATACGAGAGCAGATATGACCGATATTGTTAATACTGCATATACTTCTTTTGTCTTGTCTGCGACAGGTATTTCTTGGATTGATAAAACAGGTATTAGTTATCTTGGGATGAGGGAGGGTCATGACGCAATAGATTCTTTGGCTTCAAATAGAAGCTGTGTAATCTGGCGCTTCTCGGAATATACCGGTACAAATTGCGACCCCTATCTTGAGGTAACAACTACCTCTGAAGGTAGTTCGACTTATTACCTCGGTACCGGCATCGGCGTTGGTATAGGACACGGAATTTTAAATTAAGGGGGAGGAATGAAGAAATTTATATTTTTACTACTTGCAATAATCTTAATCGCCGCGCCGACTCTTGCTGAAACTTTTGTCCGGCAAAAGAACGTTGCGACGTATGTAGTTTTCCCTATCCTCAAAAATGACGGGACATTAATTACCGGCGCCTCCGGACTCGATAGCGAAATAGATGCCTTTGCCGATGGGACTGCCCCTGACGGGTTTACGGATTGCACGAATGAAGCGACTGAAATAGGGAGTACAGGACAATATTATTTATCCTTAACGCAGTCTGAAATGAACGCGGATTATATTATCGTGCAGATTAAGTCGTCCAGCACGGGCGCGGTGGTACAGACTATATTAATCAGGACGCTTGTTGGCGACCCGTTGTTATTAGCCACCACAGATGATGGTGGTGCGATTAATGTTACCTCGGGCAAAATTGATGAGGTGTCTACTCTCACTGGACACACGGCGCAAACAGGAGACACCTACGCAATCGTCAACAACGGGACGTATGGCAATAGCGCACTGAATACGGTACTCACATCAACCGGCGTTAAATTATCCAGCGGCACAGGGAGCGGACAAATTAGTTTATCGAGTGGGGCTGTTACCGTTGGCACTAATAATGATAAAACAGGATACACGGCAAGCACAGTGTCGGACAAAACCGGATATTCTCTGACCGCAGATCAATCCGCCGTTACTATCGGCACAGTAACCACATTGACTAATGCGCCGTCTGATTCCTCTGGTGTGACGACGCTACTCGGCAGGTTGACGGCGCCCAGGGCGGGATATTTAGATAATCTCGATGCGGCAATATCAACGCGGCTTGCGTCTGCGTCATATACTGCGCCGGATAATACTAATATCGGAAATATTTATTCCGAGGTGACAAATGCATCATACGGATTGTCAAAACTCGTACGATCTACAACACCGGCCAATACCCTGGACGTCTCAGCGACGGGTGAAGCAGGGTTAGATTTTAATAATATCAAAGATGCAGCCGGGGCGCATACGCTAACAAATGTTACGGTGCCGACAGTAACGGCGATTACGAATGATGTGGGAATTACGCAGTCTGGTGCGGATAAAGTTTGGGGTACAGCCGCGCGTGCGCTTACTGATAAATCCGGATTTACTATTTCAGGCACAAAAACAACACTTGATTCTCTCAATGATATTTCCGCCGCGAGTGTTTGGAGTGTTGCATCGCGTACATTGTCTGATTATAGCGGCGTATGGGACAAGGATATTTCCGGATATTCAGCCGCGGGTCTTGCGGGAACATATCTCAAAGGCGCGTCTGCTCCGTCGGCATCATCTATAGCGGATGCTGTTTGGGATGAGGCAATCAGTGGACATCTTAATTCCGGATCAACCGGTGAATCTTTAAATGCTGCGGGCGGGTCAGGTGATCCATGGGTGACTGCATTACCAGGATCATACACTACTGGCCAGGCTGGTTATATTTTGGGGACATATCTTAATGCTACAGTATCGAGTCGATCAACGTATGCCGGAGGGGATACGTCGGGAACGACGACACTATTGAGTAGATTAACTGATACTCGTGCCGGATATTTGGATGCGGCGATTTCTTCAAGGAGTTCACATTCCGCGACTGATGTATGGAGCTCCGGAACGCGGACGCTTACCGCAGGAACAAATATTTCTTTGGCCAAAGGAACAGGGATTACCGGATTCAATGATATTACGGCTTCCGACGTTGCGTCATTAATTCTCTTCACACCAGCCAATAAATTAGTTACGGACGCGTCAGGTCGTGTCACTGTAGGGACCAATGATGATAAGACGGGATATCGTTTATCATCTACAGGTATAGATGATATTTGGGATGAGTTACAATCCGGACATACTTTGTCCGGGTCGTTTGGAAAATATCTTGATGCACAAGTGTCTGCGGTCGGCGGAGGAAGTTTGACCGTCGAGGGTATCGCGGATGCGGTGCTTGATGAGTTGGTATCGGACCACGCGGGAGTGGGGAGTTTGGGTGAAACAATACGGCGGATTGATAAAAATACGAAAATGATCCGATAAGGAGGATTAATGCAAAATATAACTGTTAATACGCTTTTTGTAGATTTAATCCCTTTACCGGCGATAAATAGTGGTGCAACACTCACTCTCACAATTCGTAAAGCATCCGGAGGAACATTGACCGGAGGAACATTTACTTTTCTGGCAGGAATACAATGGAAACTTACCTTTACACCTGCAACATTGAACGAGGTGTATGCGGTTGAAGTGTTGGATGTAGATAGCAATATCGTATTTTCTCAATCATATAAAGCGCTTGGATCGGTATATGATGCGACAACAGGCCCCACAGGTAATCTTGTAGTAGGCACAAATACCTGGGTTACGGGGCAGGAGGCGGAAGATTATTTTGCTACGCGTTTAAATTCTGAGACATGGACGGAAGCAACAAATACGGAAAAAATTCAGGCGTTAATTATGGCATACCGGCAATTAAGTGCCGCTGCTTATTCTTTTCCCGCTGTTACGGTTGATGCGATGAAATATGCTCAATATGAACAAGCTTTATTTTTACTTGCTTATTCATCTGATATTGATGCTCGTATGGCGTTGCAGGCCCAAGGGGTTATTGAGGCGGGAATAGTAAAAGAAAAATATTCTTCCCTTGGTGCTATCCCGATTTGCGTTACGGCAAAATCATGGGTTAAAAATTACGAAATTATTGCAGATAATTTATTTTGTGGAGATGTCCGTCGTGATGAAGAGTATGACGCTGATGAAGAAATATCGGAGGATAATTGAGTTATAAATCTCAGGCGGAAAGATTATTATTGGAAACAAAAATCAGAGAGCTAACGTCTATTTATCGTAGGGTTCGTATTGATTTATTGGCTCAACTGGCTCGTATTGATTTGACGGAAGCAGCACAAATAAAAACTCAGGCGATATTATCTCAAGTTGACGCCATAATTAAAGGATTAAATAAAAAAGCGTATTCTTGGGTTAAAGAAGAAATATCAAAATCATACTATTCTGGGGTGGATATTGCCGGGGAAATACTTAAAAAATATAGAGTCACATCCAAAGTCAATATTCATTCAGCAATACACACTCAGGCTATAAATGTACTTGTTGACGATATTGTCGTAGATCTTATTTATGCTAATGGAAGCATTAAAAAAAGTTTCTCCCGATTATTAATGACGACCCAGCAACGCGTACTTGAGGATAGAGCGATTTCGCGGATGATCGCTGAAGGAGCGATTGAAGGACAGGCACGTCGGGCGGTTTCTGACAGAATACTTAATGAGTTTAAAAATAGACTCGGTGAAGGAAAATTTATTGAAATTAACGGCCGCAATTATAGTCCTGATAAATATGCGGAACTCGTAGCGCGTACGCGCATGTCAGAGGCGTCAAATGCAGGGTTAAAGAATACAGCTCTTGATTATGGGTTGGATTTAGTCCAGTGGGATACTCATTCTGAAATTTGTGAATTATGTCAGCAGTATGCAGGAAGAATTTATTCAATTAGTGGAAACGACAAAGATTTTCCAAAACTCGAAGAAGAGCCGCCTCTGCATCCTAATTGTTACGATAAAGACAGTGAAATCTACACCGAGCGAGGATGGATTAATGTAAAAGACATCAACATCGACGATAAATGTTTGTCGCTTAATCTTAGTACTCTTATCCCAGAGTATTCGGCGATAGATAAGTTGATTAAAAACTACGAGAAGAATATGGTTTCCTTCAAAAATAGAGTCTTAGATTTATTGGTAACACCTCAACATGAAATGGTTTATGCCACTGATTGGAATCATAAACATAATCGTGGAAAATTAATATTGGTTAAAGCCGATTCTCTCATTGGAAAAAGTAGTGGTTCTTTTTATAGAAGTTCTGAATGGAAAGGAACAAATCCAGAAATAAGAAATTTAGGCGGAAAGGATATTAATTTCAGATTGTACGCAGAGTTTATGGGATGGTATTTAAGCGAGGGATGCTTGATAACTGGAAGGAATAGTATATCAATTTCGCAAAGTAAAAAAGTAAATTACGACAAATATTGTCGCATAGATGAGTTATTAAGCAAGATCGGGTTGCGATACAGGAAGAATGATTATTCATTTTCTCTATATAATCCGAGTTTGTATAGAGAGCTTAAGATATACGGAAAGTCTTTTGAGAAATTCATTCCGAAAGATATTAAAAATTCTTCATCGGAGATTATACGAATATTTCTTGATGCTTTTCTTTTGGGAGATGGACATAGACGGCAAGGTAATGGTTGGAAAAAAGCGATATTCCGCGAGGAGAGGATATACTTCACTTCTTCCAAAAGGATGGCTGATGACATCGGTGAGCTGATTCTTAAAATAGGCAGGCGACCATCATTTTATCTTGAAAACTCAAAAGGCAAGATCTGTAAATTCAGGAATGGTGAATACGCTATTAATAACAATCTTTGGATAATAAGAGAATGTTATTCGCAATATGCTTCTTTAAGTAATATGGAGATAAAGAAAGTTGCTTATAACGATTTAGTTTATTGCGTAGAGTTAAAAAAGAATCACACGCTCTGGGTAAGACGTAACGGAAAGACAGTTTGGTGCGGAAATTGTAAATGTCATATTTATCCGATTACTGAACAGGCTATTGAAGACAGGTATGCGTCCGCTAAATTATCAAACAGCAAGCTTATTAAAATTAATTCTTATAAGGCGTACGAGGAGGCGCTCGCGGCCGTATGATAAGCGCATATCTTAACACCACTGTCACATTAAAGGCTGCAACAGCCGATAAATGGGGGACAAAAACTTATGCTTCAACAACCCTTAGGGCGCGTATTTTTTATGGGACGAAAATTGTAAGAAATCAGTCAGGTGAGGAGATTGTTTCTACGACTCAGGTAATGATTAAAGACAGAACAGTTAATTTTGGCGATATTGTGACAATAACTGGCGTAGATATGAGTATTGTCGGGATAAAAAAGGAAGAAGATTTTTCAAACAGGATTTTGTACTTATATCTTGCTTAAACATGGAACTTGATTTCAGTGATTTCAATAAAAAATTCGACATAGTGAATAAAGCGGTAGCCGCATCTGTTGAACGCGGTATGGGAAAAGCAGGAATACAGTTGTTGAATGATTGTGTTTTAATCCCTCCCACAGTCCCAATCAAAGAAGGGTGGTTACGCGGGTCAGGGAGTGTGTTTGTTGAAAATAATCTTGTCGCTGTTTCTACGCACGGGAAAAAGGGCAAAGCTAATGAGGATAATCGGGAATGGTCGGGGCCTGCTACGATACTTGCTGTTGTGGGTTTTAACACTCCATATGCCGCCAAATTACACGAAGGAGTTGACTTTAAATTTACGGAACCCAGTTCCGGGCCTAAATATTTAGAAAGTAAATTAATAAGTCGCAAGGAAATATACGGGAAAATTATCGCGGATGAAATAAGGGGTGCTTCTGATGCTAAATGAAATTTGTCAATATATAGAAAATAATACAAGTTTCGATATCGGTGTTGATTTATTCTCTGGATACTTACCTTCTGATTCCCCGGAAGATTGCGTCGCAGTAATAGAGTCAGGAGGAAAACCTGATTTTTTTCTTCCTGATGCTCAAGAGAAAATGATTCAGGTTTTATCGCGCGCCCGGGATTATCAGACGGCGAGAGATAATGCGATAACTATTTTTAATTTATTGCATGGAAAAGCAGGAATAACTTTGCCGCTATTAATAACAGGGGAACAATATTATGCCAACACAATTGAAGCTATAACACTTCCGCAGTCTCTCGGTCAGAATGAACGCGGATTATTTAACATATCAACAAATTTTATCCTGCGATTACAGGATAAATAACAAGGAGGGAATATGGGTGCAGCACCAGTAAAGGATTTAGGGCCATGTAAGATAATTTTCAACGGTGTGGATTTGGGGGCTTCGGTGGGCTCAGTAATGTTTAAATTCAATACTGAATCCAGGCCGGTAAAAGAAGATCAGAAAGGTGTTACTGATGTTAATGATATTTTGGTTGGCATCGGAAGTTGTTCTGTTGAGATTCCGATGAGTAGAACGTCATTGGCAAATCTTGCTACTGTTATTCCGGGGGCGTCAATAAGTTCCAATTTATTGACAGTAAATAATACTAATATTGTCGGTAAATCGCAGTATGATTCAGCGCAATCGTTGATTTTAAAACCTATTGTTGATGGTATCGCCGGGGCGAATACAACCTGGTTAACACTTTTAAAAGCAGCTCCTAATCCTCAACTTGAGGTTGGCTTTGATAATGAGAATCAGCGCATTTTTAAGGTTATTTTTAAGGGATACCCTGATGAGTCAACAGGTAAAATTTGGACTATCGGAGCATAATAATTGTATTTATAGTAAGCAATGAGGAGATAAAGTAATGGCAAAATTAAATACCGATGAGAAATATGAACCGATTGAAATAACAATCGAAGGCAGGGAATTTAAAATCGAGAAAATAACAAAAGAAACCATGGATAAAGTGGCTGCGATTGAAAAAAACAATGACAGTGTTTTTTATCAATTCGCCATTATTACCGGTTCTAACGTCGAGGAAATTAAAAAGTTCGATTTTAGGAAAGTAGGATCGGCGCTGGAATTTATCAATCAGCAAATCATGGAGAGTCTTCCAAAAAACGCGCTCAAGGCAGAAGTGTCGCAGTAATTGCTTCTGCCTTTCCGGGATTATTTTCTTACCGGGAAATTGTTAGTCTTGATTATCGTGATTTTATTTTTTGGAAACAGGAGTCGCAACGAAAAATTATTTCTGAATCAATAAAGCAAATACAGTCTGTGCGTATTGCATTAAATGATGAGGCATATCGTGATGTAATAGCTAATTTGAATCTCGAATTAGCGAAAATTGAAAAAGGCGAAAAAGAAGTGATTAGGGAATCCTGGGAAGAACTTAAACGAATGGGTGGAGGGTAAAAATGTCTTTTAATGCTGGTGCAATAGTTGGGAGAATGGCGCTCGACACAACCCAATGGAAACTTGGCGTCAATACCGTCAAGATTGACCAGAATAGAATGAAGCAATCATTTTCTGAACTTGCATCTTCATTTAAGCAAAACTGGTTTGCGATGACAACCGTTATGACTGCCGCGGCTCTTGTGGCCAGACAAGCATGGATTAGCATAGAAGGCGGAACGCGATCCCAGCAAATCGAAGACGGGTTTATGGGTATTGCCCGGGGAGCAGGAATTGCCGGTGAGCAATTAAAGAAAAGTCTTGAATCTGCGTCTGCGTATACGGCTGAATTTTCCAATATCGCTTCTTCAGTATCCGCTTTGATTCGTAACAATATTTCTCAAGGGCAGATTGTTCAGCTTATGCAAGTTGCTCGTGCTGAAGCACGGAAAACAGGTGAAGACGTCCAGTCGGCGTTTAATCAAATATCGTCTGCGGTAACATCAGGATTTACCCGTTCAATGCGCACAGCTTACGGGATAAATATTGACGCGACTGTAGCGATTGAAAATTATGCCAGGCAGACCGGATTAACCAAAAATCAAGTTGAACAATTTTATAAATCGCAGGCAATAGCGAATGAGATATTAAAGAAAACAAAAAGTGATCTTAACGCTTTAGGGACAGGAGCATTGACGAATTATGAAAAAGTCCAGCAGTTAAATACGGCAATAAGAAATTTTCTCGACGGACTGGGAATAATTATATATACGGTTTTTTCGACCGTAGCTAACGCAGTTAAGATTGTGGTTGCCAATCTCATATCAGATATAGAAAATGCGATTGCCTGGGGTGCAAAATTAATGTCCATGATTCCAGGATTAAAGAAAACTTTCTCCGAAGCGTACGATTACTGGTCGTCACAGGCAAAAATAAACAAAGATATTGTTAATAGGTCTATTGATGATATTGGTGCTACATTCAGCACCATGTTTAAACAGACGCGAGAGGAAAGTGACGCTGCATATAGTGGGATGCAGGGCGATTTAGAAGAAACAAATCATGTGTTTAAGCAGACATTATCAGAATGGCTCAATGAGACAAGAGAAAATTTTAATGCGATGCTTCAGCTTGGACAGGGAGTATTTCAGGGATTGTCTCAGTCGTTCAGTGATTTGTTTTATGATACTTTTACCGGTCAGCTTAACAGTCTTAATGCGTATTTCGCAAGTTTCGGGCAGTCTATCTTAAGGACCATGGCGGATATTGCTGCGGAGTGGGCTGCTCTACAAATTTTCATGGGGGTAAAATCAGCGTTTCAAAGTCTTTCCGGCTGGACATCTCCATCCTGGGCGGCAGGTGGACAGGTTCGCACCACACCGCTGGCCTTCGCCGACGGAACTGACTACGTCCCATCAACCGGGATTTACAAGCTTCATGGAGGAGAACGCGTTATTCCCGCGTATGATGCGCAGAAATCACAATCTGGCGGAGGAGATATTACAATTATTAATCAGATTACTCCCGGATTTGTCAACGCCGCGATTGCCAGTGAGCCGGGGACTGTCATCAATGTGATTAATGAAAATAGTATTCGTAATGGATCGACGAGAAGAACATATAAACGAGGATAAAATCAATGGCTGATTTTACATTACGCAGAGAATCTACAGAAGAAATCAGGGATTATAACGTCGAGGAATCAGAATTTGAAAATAAGGCGGAAGAAACTCGACTCCTTACTTCTGGGGTTTTGCTTGGCTGGAAAATAAAAAGCCCAGCATTGAATTATACACAATTACAATCATACATAAGCTTTTTTAATTCAAAATATGGGTCGCTGACATCATTTACTTTTACATCTCCGATTGATGGTAATACATATAATGTCCGTTTCGCAAAAGGAGGCATAAAAACAACGTTTATAGGCGGAGCGTTTCAATGTGAATTTTCTTTAAAAAGGATATTTTAAACTATGTGCCCTGTAAACACCAACACCCAGTTTCACGATGAATCATTAGGCCGGTCAAGCCAACCAATATTTTTGTATACCGTTTATGATTATGATGGGGCGTCAAATAATCTCTACTTTGCCGCGTACGATATAGATGTTGTTTTTGATGGAATTACATATCAAAAATTCCCCATCACTCACAGCGAGATCGGGGAAAATACAAAAGGCGAAGTTGATACGATAAAAGTACAGGTCTCAAATGTTTCCCGGCTGATAGAGGCATATTTGCAGATGTATGATCTGCGCGGGAAGAAAGTGTCGATAAAAATGGTTTTCGCGAATCAACTCGATGATCCGGATTGCTGTATCGAGTTCTCCGATTTTATAGATTCTTATACGTCTAATATTAAAGACGTGGTCTTTGTATTAATGAGTAAGTTTGATCTTTTGGGAGTTACGATCCCGAAAATGATTTATTTAAGAGATTACTGCCAATGGATTTTTAAAGGGACACAATGCGCGTATAGCGGAAGCGCTACGACCTGTAATAAAACATGGGCGCGGTGCAAGGAGTTGGGGAATTCATTAAGGTTTATCGGATTCCGGAACATTCCCGACCGGAGAGGATACGTATGATGCTTTCCGAATTTATAAGGACACTACTTCCTATCCCTTATAAGCACCGCGGCCGCGGGTATGACGGGGCTGATTGCTGGGGATTGGATATATTATTTTACCGGGATTTTCTCAATATAAAACTGCCTGATGTGACGGAGGAATACGACGAGGATTGGGCGTTTAAAAGCGGGAAGGATTACTTTATCGAAAATTATCATAAACAATTTATCAAAGTATCCCGTCCGCAGTTGTATGACGTTGTGTTATTTCAGAATTCCAGAGGTAAAGCCAACCATGCGGGCATAATTTTGAACAATGGAAAATTTATTCACATGACCCGGGGCGGAGTGAGTATAAATAGATACATTGAGGAAATATTTTCCAAGCGATTGAACGGATTTTATAGGCTGAAAAATGAAAATACGGTCTGATATTACAATTAAATACATTCCCAACGTTTTGTCCGGCGAGGGGAGAAAATTAGAATCTTTTCCGTTTAACCGCGACTGGACGATAAACAGATATCTGAAAAAATCAAGATTCGATTTTAAAGATATGATTATCAGCGTTAATGGAAATGAGGTTAAAAATCTCCGGAGACATCTTGATTCCGGGGATGAAGTTATAATCCGTCCCCTGGTAGGATATATCCCCGGCGCCACGGAATTTGCGGCTATGGCATTATGGCAACAGTTGGCTATAGTCGCGTTTAACGTTGCTGTTGCTGCATCGACAGCGTATTCCGTTTACCAGGCCATAGCATATCAGCGGCCCAAAGTTCCCAGCTTTGACACTATCGGTGAGGGATTGGATTCAGGGTCGCCAACATACTCCTGGAGCGGTATACGTACGACCTCCGACGCGGGGCGTCCGATACCGGTTATTTATGGGACGCGTCTTGTCGGCGGAAATGTTATCAATGAATATATTTCTACCGACGGAGATAAAAATTATCTACACACTCTAATGTGTCTGTGTCATGGTGAAGTTGATAATATTACCTTGGCCAGGATTAACCGCAATGATGCAAGTAATTTTTCCGGATATACCACTACAACCCGGCTGGGAACGTTAAATCCTGCTGTTATTCCTAATTTCCACGACGGGCACAATCTCATATCATTTAACGTCCCGCTTACCAAAAATAACGCATACACCTATACCACCAACGGGGTGGCCGTTGAAGCGTTTGAGGTGCAATTGCAGTGTCCATCAGGATTATTTCAGCAGGATTCAAGTGGAAATATTTTAGCATGGGATGTG